CTCATTCTTATAAGCCTCAAAGTGTTCCCACATCTTCTCTGGCGTTTCTATGTATTTATTCTTTCCCATATCTATAAATATATTATTTGCTCGATATAATACTCTCGTAGTATTCCATTCGATACTTACGCCATATTGCTTCGTTGCTATTTTTAATCACGTCTTCTTTTAGCTGACTGCCTAAGTCTTTTCTTAACTCAGGGTTCTCAATCAATCTGCGCATAGACTTGTACCAATCTTTTTTACCTGCCACTAAGCAGTTCTTTCCGTGTTTGCTCATCCACTGATACGATTCCACATCCGAAACGATTACCCCTAAACCGAACGCACCCATTTCTAACATCTTTAATTCAGACTTTGCTCTGTTGAACTCGTTATATCTTAAAGGAATCAAACCAATGTCCATTAAATTATACGCTTGTGCATAACTATAAACATCTGCTGCATTTATCCTGCCGTAATTATTGTCATCTAGGATGTAGTTTGAAGTGAATATCTTTTCGTACTTGTGCCAAATTGAATCACCATCGTAGAATCCTGCAAGCATGAACTTGTAATCCTTATAAGGGCTTTTATTCAAAGATAGGATTTCGCCCTCTATAAGTTGCAAGTCTTCTAAATGCGTTACTGAACCACTCCATCCAATGTTAACCAACTCGGACTTCATTGCTGCAATCTCTGGGTTAGGTATGAATTGAGGTTGTTCGAAATCGATAGTGTTTGGAAAGACCTCCACGTTCTTATTGAACTGCGACACCACATACTTAAGGTAAGGAGTTGTCACCATTATAGCATCCGCTTGGCTAAAGTTGTAAATCAATGCCTCTGCCCTATGGTTTAGCTTCCACTCTTTTTTTAAAACGTGGCTATCGCTTAGCTGGTAATGGTCATCCGTATCTATAATCACAGGGATGCCTAATCGTTTTAGAATCTTCCATACGTTTTCCTCGTTGCCTATTCTAGAGATTGACCTGCTTGCAATAATTAAATCGAACTGAGATAGCTGCGATTCGGGAACGTGGTCGATGCTTGCCATTTGGCTGACTTCGTGTCCTTGCAAGTGCATCTTAGAATGTGGAACGATTAACCTGTGGTATTCGCCACCCATTATTTTCTGTCCTGTTACTAATAGTATTCTCATTTTATTGCATTAATTAAGCCTTCAGTATTCCATAACTCGTAATATTCTCCACCCGCAGGTATAACATTGGGCGCATAGTAACATATCTCTAACGCTCGCTTACACTTTAACGATTCAGCGATTGCAAAGTTCATTGATTGATTCCCAATAAATAACTTTGAGTTGTTTATTATCTTAGCTAAGTCTAAAAAGTTTTCTACTGCCAGATACTTGCAGTTTACTTTTTGACTAAATATTGAATACTCAGCAGTTGAACCTGTGAAGTAAATGGTTTCTTTAAGGTCGTTTAAAATAGTGTAATCGATATTCGGGTTTTGATAGCGTTCGGTTCTATTAACCACTATGTAATCATTTGGTGCAGTATCAATGTGCAATATACGCTCTGAGTAGTTTACATTTGTTAACTCAGGAAAGGCTAAAGCATACCATCGTTTAATATCGTATGCAGCCAAATTCATTCCTATACTCCTGAACTTGTCTAGGTCGTAATCTACTTTCTGATTCCTATAAGGCAGCACATCGTAGATAAAGTCAAATTCCATTAATAAAGGTCTGAGCATCTTATAAGCGTAATCGTTTAGCATCACATCTCCGTAAGCGTGTTTGAAAGCAGGGTTGCTGCTTAGGTTAGGTGCGTTGATGTTTATGTAAAGAATCGCCTCTTTGCCGTGTATCTCGCAGGCTTTTTGAATAGCAGGCATAGCGTAGAGAATATCTCCACTTGCTCCCGAATGTTTAAATTTTAGATTCATATTCTTCAAAGGCATTAAATACTTTATGAACCATTTCGTTTTGACAATTACCGCAATGAATGTTTGCAGTAACATATCCGAATAAATCTTTGTGGGCTTGCTGAAATGCTAATATCTCTAAACCGCTCCACTTCATAGCGTGATTAGTTTTAAACGTCAACCACCTATCTTTAAATGGTTTTAATCTTTCGTATTGTTCTTGGTTCATACGTTTAGGAATTTAGAAATAAAAGCACTCATAACGCTACTAGCGCAACCAATCATAAACGAATCAACAAATCCATTGCTTGAATACAAAGAGTAGCTTAAACCGCCCCAAAATGCCATACAGAAAGAACATCCAAAGGGTTTAGCTAGTTGCTCTCCAAAAAGTTTGCCGTAAATGTTGGTCAAGAAATCACTTGCACCAATCCCGAAGGATGCGCTAAGAGTTGTAAGAATCAGAAAAGTTTTTAAATCTGTCATGGTTTTCTAGTTTTAGTTTTTTAATTGTTTTTTGTATCGTGTATTGAACCGCTCCGTATTTTATACCAGTCATTACTGAAATCTTTCTGAACTCGCCAATATCAATGTAAAGTTTTAAAAGTGTCTGGTCATACCAATCTAGGCTATCAATCTTATCTTTTACTTCTTGGGTGAAACTTTGAAATACATCTTCTCTATTTTCTAGTTCAGGGTCTAAGTCGCCTTCTAAACCAATTAACAAGTCTATGCTTTCCGTTGAATCATTGTGCCTATACTTTCTATAAAATGGTGAGTGCTTGGAGTTCCAGCTATTATGTGCAATTTTTACGAATAAGAACTTTAAATACTTTTTTTCTTTTGCCTCGAGTATTTTCTCATCAGGCATATCCAAAAGATTAATAATAACCTCATGAAACAAGTCTTCAAATAAAGCAGGTGAGGCTATGTTTCTGCATACATTTCGGTAAGCAGAGTCTTTGTAGATAGCCTCTATGATTTGTGCTTTATTCATTAGTAGCCTAGTTCTTGCTTAATCTTATCTTGGTTCAACTGCCTTTTAAAATATAACGTGCCTCGTAATTGCTCACATTCTTCTTGTATCTTTTGTCTGCACCTTCTTATTGATTCTGCGTTTGTAAGTCTGCCTGCTGCGTATAGTTGCAAGAATTTAAACTTGTCATCTACGCCTTGACTTTCGGCAAACCAAACATTTGCAATAAGTTTTTCGTCAGAATCCCGCAAGTGCGGATGTTTTTCAAGCAGGTTTTTAACCTTTTCTTTAATTGTAAAGTTAATCATCTTAGTTAGTTGTGTTTACAAATGTACTATTTTATTTAAAAATGCAATAATTATTTTTATATCATGGAATTATTTACTTTCTCAATAGTTTTCAATTCAGCCTCTAGTCTATCAATTTCGGATGCTGCTAGAATTAATGCTGCTTCATTATCTCTATTCTTTTTGCGCCAATAAAGTTCCTGCAAGTAAATTGAACCAATGTAGTCAAATACTTTCTTTAGCGTTTGTATGGTCTTTAACGCATTAACTTTCCTTTCGCCTTGTAATGTATTAACCTTCATACTAAAATCGTTTATAGTCGCTCTTAACTCGTCTAAAATGGCAAGTGCTGATTCTTCCTTGCGTTCATGTTGTTGCAAACTTCTTGTTGTGAAGTATAGCTGTTCCAAAGTTTCGGTGTATTTATCTTCGCTCATTAGAAAGGTGTTGGTATTATATCGTTATTAGATTCTGACCTTATGAATGGTGTTGGCAAGTAAAACCGCTCGCCTTTGTCTTCGTAGTAAGCATTGCGATAAACATCAAAAGTTAGTTTGCATATTCCCTTTTGCCCTTCACTTTTCTTTTTTAACTTCTTAATGTGTATTTCTGCTATGCTACTTTGCCTAAAACCCTCAGCGTGTTCTTCATATTCTCTATGTACTAAAATCATGTTCATTGCTTTAGCATACCAAGCATATCCACCATCAATTTCATCTACTCTAGCTGGCTTAGGAAAGTCCTCCCCTTTTACTAGCTGAGGATTCCTAGCGTGTGCCACTACAAATCCGTGATATTCATGCTTCTTTGCGTGTCTATTCCATTTTACTAGATTACGTTTTAAGTATTCACTTATCATTGCCTCGCTGCTATGGTCTAAGTCGTTCCAATTATCCGCAGCACTTGCAAATATTCCATAATCCGTAATGGCTTGCTCAGTTATCTCTAGCCAATTATCTAAGTTAAACTCTCCCTCAGTTAACTCTACTACCTTAAAATGGTCTTTAACGAATGGAATCACGTTGTATAAATCTCTTTCGCTTATTCGGTAGTTAATGGAATGCAGGTTAAAACTTTTACCTGTTAAACAATGGATTATTTCTGAGTAAACTTCATCTACATCTCCTGTTTCGGGTGTATAGATTAAACTTTTTTTGCCGTGACTGCAAGCTAAACCTGTTAAAATCTGTATCAATAACTGACTTTTACCATCTGTTGGTCTGCCATAAATAATAGTGGTTCGCTTTTCTTTAACTGAATAAAGTTTGTCAAACGATGGGAATCCAATCTTTAACCCTGATGGCTGTCCGTACTTTT